CGAAACTTTGCCTAATGGCATCAATCTCACAAATCCGAAGTGGTTTAGCAACACGTCTTGGAACAATCACAGGTTTAAGAACTTCTGCATTTATGCCAGATAACCCAAACCCACCTGTTGCAATTGTTATGCCATCAAGTGTTTCTTATGATGATGTTTTCAAAAGAGGTATGCAAACTTATGTTTTTAATGTCCTTGTCATTGTTGGCAGGGTTGACGAAAGAACTGCGCAATCCAATCTTGATGCCTATGTTTCCAGCACAGGCACTTCAAGCATCAAATTAGCGATTGAGGGAGACAAAACTCTTGGTGGAGTTGTGTTCGATACAAGAGTTACTGAGATGAGAAACTACGGCCAATTGCCTGTTTCTGAGATAGTATATTTAACAGCAGAGTTTACAGTTCTTTGCTACGCAGACTAGGAGTAATAACAAATGGCAAAATTTGCTGCAACAGACTATTTTGTTTCAATCAATGGTACAGATTTTTCAACAAATCTTAACTCTGTTGAATTGGCACAAGAGGCTGACGATTTAGAAACTACCGCTTTCGGTTCTTCTTGGAGAACTAGAATCGGTGGATTGAAACAAGCATCACTAACACTAAACTTTATGCAAGATTTCGGTGCAGGTTCAGTTGATGCAACACTTAACCCATTACTAGGTTCAATTGCAACAGTTGTAATTAAACCTACAAGTGGAACAGTAAATTCAACAAACCCAACTTACACAATGACCGCATTGGTAACTCAATACAGTCCATTCGCCAGTTCCGTGGGCGATATTGCTACGCTAAGTGTGACTTTCCCGATTTCAGGAACAGTAACAAGAGCAACCGCTTAATAAAAAAGGAAACAAATGAAAATCAATCTGCGCGTGAAATACCAAGATGGTGTTTCAAAAGAAATAGTTTGTTCAGCAAGAGACTTAGTTGCGTTTGAGGAAAAATACAGCAGGTCAGTAGCAAAACTCGAATCAGAGTTCAAACTTACTGATCTGCTTTTCCTAGCGTGGCATAGTGAAAAAAGAACCAGTTCAACTAAAAAAGAATTTGATAATTGGTTGGATGAAGTTGACGAGATTGGTGTAAGCGAGAACGACCCAAAATAAAACCGCTCGGAGAAAACTCTGAGCATTGGTTTATTGCTTACCTTTCTTGCGAAACAGGAATTGCGCCCTCTTTGCTATTACAAGAGAGTGATCGTATGCTTTTCACAATGGGTATGTATCTGCGTTGGAGAGCGACAGAAGCAAACAAGAGGTAATCGTGACTATTGGACTTAAAACAGAAGTTCGTGGTCTGCGCGAAACCTTAATTGAGTTACGTCAATTAGACGCAGAAGTTTACAAACAAATAAACTCCGATATTAAAAATGCTGCTGGACCTTTTGCTAGAGGCATTGAAAGTGGTCTACCAAAATCTTTACCGATAAAAGGTTTTACTCACAATGGGGCAACAGCGTTCAAGACCTCTGAAAATAAAACAGATGTAAAAATAAGTGTCAAAAAACCACGAAGTGATAGACCAACATCATTATTGAAAGTTATTGTTAAAGGTAGAGGTTTGGCTATTGCCGATATGGCTGGTCATCCTAAATCTAGATACACACCTAAATCACGATCTGCGGCATCAGCACGTAGGCCAACAGGTTATCGAATGAATGGTCAAGGCGCTGGATTAAAAAGAAAACTTGGACCAACTCAAGGTTCACGTTTTGTTTGGCCTGCCGCTTTGAAAAATCAGAATTTGATTGATAATAGTATTGAGCGTTCTTTACAAGAAGCATCCGCGAAAGTCAACAGGAATTTATTGGTGGTTAAATAATGGCAATTATTATCCCAATTCTGACGCAATTTGATGATAAAGGAATCAAATCAGCGATTCGAGAATTTGATCGAGCCAAAACAGGTTTAGATAAATTTGGTGCATCAGGAAAGATATTCACACAATTTGGTGAGTCTTTAACTAAAAATCTTACAATTCCAATTTTAGGTGTTGGTGCGGCTTTAGGTACATTCGTTAAAGATGCCATTGAGGCTGAAGCGGCAACTTCAAGACTTAGACAGATTCTTTTAACAACTGGTGGTGCAACACAAAAAGGTGTTGATGCGTTACTTAAACAGGCTTCTGCTTTAGAAAAAGTTGGTGTTGCTTCTAGGGAAAGCATTGTTACAACTCAAGCACAGTTAGCAACTTTTGATTTACAAGCCGACACCATATCAGCGCTTACTCCAGCGATTTTAGATTATGTGCTTGCAGAGAAAGGTGCTTCTGCTACTGGTGACGATTTCAAGTCTATGACAAATGGTCTGGCACAGGCATTGAATGGACAGTTTGCTTCTTTAACAAGAGTTGGATTTGTTTTAGATGAAGATACTAAAAAGAAAATTGCTAATGGTACAGAATCAGAGCGAGCCGCTGCACTTGTTGAAGTTCTTAATTCAACCTATAAAGGTTTTAATGAGGAGTTAGCAAAAACCCCAGAGGGAAGAATTATTCTTTTGGGCAGAGAGTTCAATCAACTTAAAGAAGATATTGGATCAGTTTTACTACCTGTCGTTCTTCAAGTTAGTGATGTAATCAAAAATCAAGTTATTCCCGAAGTACAAAAACTTGTTGACAAATTCAAGGCTTTAAGTCCTGAAACTATTGAAACAGGATTAAAAATCTTAGGCTTAATTGCCGCTCTTGGACCATTGCTTTTCATTGTTGGAAAAGTTATAGGTGCAGTTAAAACATTTATTGAAGTGTTCAAAATTTTACAAATAGTTCTTTTAGCAAACCCTGTTTACCTCGTAGCCGCTGGACTAGCGTTATTAGTAGTCGCTTTAATTCACGCTTTCAGAACGTCAGATAAATTCCGTCAAGGAATACAAAAACTAGGAAATGCTTTCATCACTTTTGCTGAGGGAGCAATCAATTTTGTTATTGATCATATGAATTTATTCTTACAAGGAATGAATTTAGTAATTAGAGGCCTGCAAATGTTTGGGGTTGATGTTAAAGAAGTTGGTCAGATAGCACCAGTCTCTCTCAAGCGAATAAGCCTTGCAACAGTTGAAGCATCAAACAATATGGGTGCTTTGGCAGCACAAACAGACACTCTAGGAACAGAGGTTAGTGAAACAGTTGTGCCAAGCATAGGCAAGATGAATAAAGGCTTAGAAAAAACTTCTGAAGAACTTAAAAAAGTTAAAGATGCAGCCAAAAATGCTGCTCAAGTCGTTGTTGATAACCTAGAAGAATCTTTACGTAAAGCAGAATCAGCCCTTGAAGATGTACGCGGCAAGTTCACCAACTTCAAGAACGCCATTGGTAGCACAATCACAGGAATCTTAAACTTCGGTAAAGCCGCTGAATCAGAAAACTTCTTAAAAGGTTTAGCAGATCAAGCAAATCAAGCCACAGTTTTTGCAGACAAAGTTAAACAACTCGTTGTTCTTGGATTAAATGAGAGAGCAATTAGACAAGTTCTTGATGCAGGTTTTGAAGCAGGTTCAAAGATTGCTGACAACATCATTAGTGGTGGTGCAACAGTTGTTGAACAGGTAAACACTCTTGTTAATTCAATATTTAGTGTTGCTGATCAAGTTGGTGAGTTCGGTGCTGTGGCTTTCTATGACGCTGGTGTCAAACAAGCAGAAGCAATGGTTGAGGGAATTAAAGCAGCCTTGGAAAGAGCAAGAGCAGAACTTAAGGCTATTGCTGAAAGTTTAACAACAAGTGGATCATCAGGTGGTGCTCCAACTCCAACTGCACCAACACCAAGTGGACAAAGACCAACACCAAGACCATTATCACCTCAACTATCACCAAGTCAATTTGCTTCGGCTTCTAGTGCTGCTGCCCAATTTGGTACTGCTGCTGGTTCTTATACTGCATTAGCGTTTGCATTACAGAATCAAAGAAAAAAACTTGCTAAAGGTGGAATTGTTCTCGGAAGAAAAGACGTAACAATTGGTGAAGCAGGACCTGAAGCAGTTATTCCTTTGTCAGGTGCTAATTCTGTTGGAATGGGCGCAACTTACAACATTGTTGTTAACGCTGGTATTGGAACTTCAGGTGCTCAAGTTGGTAGAGAAATTGTTGATGCAATCAAGAAGTTTGAGAAAACTTCAGGCCCAGTCTTTGCGAGTGCCTAATGTCAATTCCTGCAACAACTGTTGAAATAGGTTTTGATTTATCTGCTCTTGGTGGACCTTTTTTTATTCTTAATGATCCTGTTCAAGGTGTTTTAGACAATACTGAATACACTCTTGGCGGAACTTTATTTTATGATGTTTCAGAATATGTTCGAAGTGTTTCTGTTGCTCGTGGAAAGTCGCGTCAACTAGATCGCTTTACCGCTGGTGGTGCAAACATTGAATTTAATAACAACTCTCGTGCATTTGATCCCGAAAACACAGCAAGTCCTTTCTTTGGTCAAATCATTCCTAAAAGAACAATTAAAGTTGAAACAGGTGGTTCAGCAGTCTTTTATGGTGTTGTTGATGACTGGAATCTTAATTATGATCTTTCAGGTTTATCTTTAGCAGGTG